CCTCTTCAATCTGCCGCTCGATGTCTTTCATATCCCGCTCCCAGAGAGGGATCAGGGACAGGCCAAGAAGGCCAATGACGACCGGGACCACGATCAGGAGGGCTGCGAAATCGTTCACAACACGCCCTCCGATGCCGCGGCGAACAGCCTGGCGGTGGTGCGGTCAGCCTTGAGGATTAGAGCCTCAGTGCTGCGGATGACCGCGGACCGATGGCTAAGGTTGGCGCGGTAGTCTGCGAGAGACTCGCGGAGGCGGATGCTGCGGTTGCGCCAGTCGATGGCGGCGCGGATCAGGCGGGCGCGTGGGCCAGTGTGGAGGGAGATGTTCATCGGTGGATCAGTTGGATGTTGAAAGGCATTTTCCGGCCTGAACGTCGCTCAACGCCACGTCGGAACCATCGTCGTTGTTTTTCATCCACTGCGCCCACTCGACCGTCGCAGGGTCGGGTTCCGCGGTAACCGGAAATCCGGCGTACGGGTAGCGAGTGCCATAAACTGCGTTGACTGCTGCGATCTGTTTTTCAATTGCGCTCATCTTGTTTCCTTTCGACATCGCCACAATCCGCAATCTGTCCCATCCGCGCAACACTATTCTTCCGCAGGATTCGCAACCAGTTGATTTCCAACGGAAACCAGACGCGAAAATGTTGCGAGGTTTGGGGAGATTTGTCCGAGTCCGATTCGGTAAACCGTCGAACGGGACACCGAAGCCAGTTTGGCCCAACGGGTTACGGACACACCTTTGCGGTCTAGGGTGTCGCGGAGAACTCGAATCCGGCGAGAGGCGTCTGTATCTGCGATGCATGCGGTTGGCATGCGTGCAGAATACTAGCTGTCCCGAGAATGCAACACTTTTTCCGGCCTGCTCGTAACCGGGCAAGGCCGAAACCTCGCCCACGGCTGAATCCGATGCTGCCCCGACGTGCATCCGTGGTGAGGGTGGCAGCAACGGGACACCGCCGATTGATACCACGCGCATGCCTCGCAGGTCTCCCGGGTCGGGACCTGCATCAAGACCCGCGTCTGGGAGGATCGGGCGCCGGATGTCCGCAGGTAGGAGTCGACCCTGAATGTCATTCCAGCGGCACGTTGAGGGTGATTCCATACTCGGGCACGCGCTGAATCGTGCGGCTGTTTTCTTGGCTCGACACGGGCAGGGAGCTGCATTCCGTCCCCAGCACGTTGCCTCCGGCGATGATTGCCACACCAAACGCTGGCGCAATTACCTCACCGGTCGCCGGCAGGATCTCGCAGGTTTCCTCAATTACCTCGTCGTCCACGAACTCGAGGACGGTCGACCCGGGCACGACCACCCACGGCTGCGCACCCTCGCAAACCGTACCGCCTCCAAGCGGGACGATGCGGATGGTCCGGGATCGGGTCAGAGTGGTAACGGCGAATAGCTGCTCGCCGTCCGTGTCGATCATGTCCCTCCACGCCTCGGGGATTGCGTTTTCCGCGTCGGGGTCGACGAGGCTGTACCGGTACTCATCCGTTCGGCGGGTGGTCCCGATGCCGTAGTTGCTCCCGATGCAATGGGTGAGGTAGGACGGGTTGGAGGCAAATGAGACAGCAACGGTCGCATTGGCGCCAGTGTTATCAAACCACGGAACGGTCACGGTGGTCGGCGTCCCGTCCGGTACTCCCCCGACGTAGTAGAAATTGGTTTCACCTGCGGAGCAATCTGCGGGGTCCCCGTCGCCTTGCTTTGCCGCCACGCCTGCGGGATTGGTGAAAACGTCTTGCAGGGTCTGCGCTTCCAGCTTGAACGGGAGGGCAACCCTAACTTTGGTTAGCAGGTTGAATCCCTGACTTAGCTGATTGAAAACCTGCGAAGCTGCCAGCGTGTTAGGGTACGGGCCGAAACCCTGCGGCCTATCTGCGCGGATCTCGTCGGACGCCAGCCAATCGGATTCAGTCCACCCCAAAGAGGAAGCCCATTTGCCGCTGGTCGCGTCAAACATCAGGTTGGGGAAGGAGTAATCATAATTCCCCGCAATGCCGGACTGGCATGCGTATTCCTCCGAGGTTCGCCCGTCAACATAGCCCTCGCACATTGCCCGCAGGTAAAGCTCCACCTGCGAAAGTGTGTCGTGAAAAAGCGGGGTGTCGCGCCTGTCCTGCTTGTCGTTGCCGTCCTCGTATGGCTTCGGGATCAGTTGGAGGAGGAATATGTGTGGGAAGATGGCCCCAAACGGCATGTCAGTCGCCAACAGGATCTGAGACCCGACCGCATAGTCACCGATTGCCAGCGGTGTATTCCTGCCGGTATTGGCCCAAATGATATATTGTCGAATCGCGTTCTCTGTTGTCCGGTAGCCCTCGGCCTCAATGGTCGCCCCGTCCCATGTTGTTACGTCGTTGGATATGGATGAAGGCGCAGTGTCAGCGTGATGGAATCGACCTGCGAACGTAAGCTTCAGGCACGGGAACCCGCCCAGCGTGTCATTGGTGGCGCTTTCGATCTCCACTGGCGGCTCGTACACCCGGCAGGACTTGTAACGCGCCAATCGGGCATCCTCGCAGGCTGTATCCAATGGGTCGCAAAGAATGGTATTGGTCCCGTTGACGTAGTTGTACCCCGAAGCGGCTTCAGGCGCGTAGGCGATTGACGACCCGTAGTTGAATTGCTGCTGGATTGGAGCGTTCCACGGGTTCATTGCCTGATGGTAGAAGTGGCAACGATTGCTGAACGCGTAGTAATCCGAATAAGCGGACGGCTTCCAGATTGACGACTCGCTTAGGTTGTATGGCTTGAACTGGAAATCGATGACCCACTCGTTGCTGTAGCCCTCTGGCGGTGCGTCGTGGATGATGCCGTCATGCTGGTAAACTGTGTTACCGGCATAGGCAGAAACGCCTTTGATGCCCGTAAAGGGGTCGCCCGCGGCGTATTTGATACCGTTGTACCAGACCTCGCCCTCGCGGCATGAGTATTGGACATTCTCCAAGATCGACCCGGAGGGAACAGGGTCGCCGGGAGGGGCAATGCCGATGAATCCGTTTCGATTGATTCGGTTTCCAGTCCTAACCCAAAGGATGCTTTTCCCGTCCTCGACCGCATAGGCAAGGATGTGGTCCCGCGTCAGGATCCGCACGCATTGCGACATGCGGCGGGCGGCGTCGAATACAGCGTTGGTGGAAATAATGGACTCCTCCAACGGCAACCCTGGCCCCGGTACGATTGCGCCAGAGCGGAAATACTGCTCCCCGATCTCTCGGGCGTTGTCTGTGAACAGGCCGCTCCCAGGGATCTCTCCCGACCGCGCAGAGGAGACGCGCAGGAATAGGTAGGCGTCATGTGCCTGCGGCTTGTACGGGTACAACTCCGTTGCCTCAATGGTTAGGAGCGTTCCCGTGAACCCGGATGCCAGTCGGAACCGAAGGACCTCGGGCGAGAGGTCGAATGGCAGCATGACAACCTGCTCGATCTTGCCCCCCACGGGTTCCAGTGTTGACCGGTGGACGACTGTTTTGCCGTCCAACCACTCGATGTCCACGGATTGGGTCACCACGCCTTCAGACACGAACAACGCGCCAGTGCAAACCCAACCCCGGAAATAGGAATGGGCATTGGATTGCGCACCTGCACCGACGGGCCCTTTGATTCGAAACTGGGGATAGGTGACGGTGATATTGTCGCCGACCTGCTCCCCGCGATTTGGGGCGCAGAGATATTGCCGCGTCAGAAAGGCCTGGAAGTCGAAGGCGTTTTCATTCCACCGCCCTGTCTCGCGTTGAGCCGCCGTACCGCGGAAATCTTTGACGTACCGGTCGACGGACCGCGCCAGCTGCTCCCCGACATCCCGGCGAAGCGAACCGCCGCCAGTATAGGGTCCCTCAATCCATTCGTTGGCGGCGTAAACGTCCACGCCTCCATTGTTCAGGACAACCACATAGACATCCCCCAGCCTCAGAATATAGGCAACGTGGGTTGGCTCCTCTGGGCATGAGCCGGGATAGGTAACCTCCTCGCCGGTCGTCAGATTCGTGAACTTGTAGAGGTAATTGACGGGCGTGATGTCGCCAGATGGAGCGCAGTTGAACCCGCCAAGCTCTGGGATCGGGAGGAACCCGCCGTAGCTGTTGCCGTACGGCGCCCGGATGCTGTAGGAAATTCGCATGTGCTCACGGGCAGCGGAGAACACCGGCGAAGCCACGGCGCCCGTCTTGGGATCCAGTGCCCCGCGTTGGAGCTTGGCTAGATGCCAGTAGTCCGAAGGGGTTGGGTCGGCGGGCAGGCTGAACGGGACGCCTTCGATGCGGTCAACCTCGGCAGCTAAGTCGGCTGACTCACGCCCGAACACGAAAGCGCCCATCGGGTTGGCGACATTGATCCCCTCGGGCAATCCAGCGAACTGTGGAGGCCATTGCGCGTCCCCAGCTTCAAGCGGTTGATAGGCCTCAAAAAACTCAGCTTGAGATGGGAATGAAAACGCGCCGTCACTATTCCGGATCTGCCGAAACAGACCCATCATATAGAACGCCACCCGGAACACGGGATCGGCAATGCCCGATCGGATGCGCGAGTTTGCAGCCTCGGCTAACCCGACCATCTGCGTGGATGTGATCGGGTCGCCGGGTGTGACTACCGGAGCGCGCTTGAATGTGATGGCCACGGAGCCACCTTACTTCTCCACGATGACGCGAAACAATGACGGACTGCCGGAAGCTGACTCAACATAGAGCGTCGTGCCTGATGGGACGACAAGGAAAGCCCTGTCCCCTGCGCCAAGCTCCGACACGATGGCTGTGATAGGGTCAGCGTTCGCATTGCCAACGCGGATGATCTCGGCAGGGTCTGCGCTGGTATTGTGCAGGAACGCATAGTAGGGCGCTGTCACAGACCCAAGCGTCAACGCTGCCGTGGTAGTGGTCACAATCTGCGTTCCGCTGGTCATATCAGTCCCGGACATGTCGAACGTGTCCGAAGCTGGACCGGTAGACCCCACAGAGTTCACGGAAGCGCCGCCTTTAGACGCCGCGAGCGAGAGAACCGCATTGATTTCATTAGCCATAAATTATCCCCATCTAGGAACGTTTCCGTTGCCTTCATTTCCACGCCCACCACGGGCGCGGAGAAAGTATCCTTGCGCGGTCTGGTTTACCTCGATGCTTTCCGTCGGGCGCGGTTGGAGCGCCTGCAATGCATCAATGATCTGGTTGATCGCAATCCTGCCCTCTTTGTCGAACCCTTTTTCCGGGACCTTTTTGGGGAGTGGCTTCATGTCAGTAGATAGAGGCCAGCCCCATAAGCCGGCGAGGCATACCAAGCCGCGAAATCCCAGTTGAGGACTTCCTGCACTCGCGTCCCGTTTTTCTCCCGCGTCAGGGATCGTGATGCCGAACTAAGCCGCCAGCCCCAGATTGTTCCGGTTGGGGGAGTCTCCAATGGATCGGTTGGGATCAGTGATTGAACGTCCGACGGGATGGCAAAGCTGGCGATGAGTGAGGCGCGGGTGTAGACCCTCTGGTAAGGCGTGATTTGCTGCGGGGATCCTGTCCACGTCAGGCTATAGCTCCTGGTGCGTTGAAGCGTTGGGCGCGTGCTGTCCCAATACTCAACGCCCTGGGAGAGAAGGCGGTGGACGGCGGGCGCAAGAGGGAAGCTAGGGTTGTCGATTGGGCTTGTTTCTCCCGCCTCCGCTGCATCGCGAAGAAGCGCCTCGTACTCAAACCCTGCGGCTGTCGCATTGAACCTTTCAGCTTCCAACGCCACCGCTGGCGCGTTGAAAATGCTGATCTGGTAAGGATTCTGCCCGAAATCCCACACCTCTTGCGGAACCTCGGATGAAGTCGGCTCGTTGGGATCGCGGCTCCATGTGACGGTGAGCGTTGAAAAGCCGCCGTCAGGAATCGAAATCGAAGTCCTCGCACCTTGCGCTTGGACGGTCGCGGCGAGCGCGGACAGGGAGGCTGTCAGCCCTGTATAGGTCTGCACCCACGACACGCCGCCCTGCGGATCAAAGCCCGGCATTTGACCGGTGAGCGTGTAACCTAGCGAAGCAAATGAACCGCTGCCGTGAATTGTCATTCAACCTCCCTTGTTATTACGTCAGCGGTCTTTTTCGTGGCCGTGGCGATGTCGCGGAGGAACCGATTGGACTCCTGACGTTCCCTGCGGGGAGCGTCGAAGAAGAAGCCGCCAGATGAGGCGAGGCCACCAGCGGATGGCCGTTTGAATGCGTCGTTGCTTTGCCTCTTTTCCTCGACGGCAGCGGCAGCTTCCGCGGCTTGGGTTGCTGCGGCTGCGCTGGATCGATCTGGGAGCGGGAGGGCGTCTCCGCTTACCTCACCCGGATCAATCATCCTCTGGACGGTGTTCGCCATCACGCGACCGGTCAAAAGATCCAGCGGCGAGTTGCCCTTGAACGCCTTGATCCCTTCCTGAATATAGGTTGAAATAAAATTCATCCCGCCGGCTAATATCGGAGCCGCTGACTTCATCAGGTTGTCCGATGCTTCTTTCAACGCCTTGCTTGCGTCGTCAATCTTCCGCGATTGATCGTCTGAAATCAGCGTGATCGGCCCCAGATTGCGAAGCTCCCCCATGGTCTCTGTCAGGAGGTTGAGTTTCTTGGTGGTCAGGGTTATAGCTGCATCCCTCTGCGCTGGCCCTGCACCTGCCGCGCCCACCACCCGATCCAACAGGCTGACGGAATCCCCTTGGGCAAAGTCCACGCCGAGCGTCCTGAAAAGCCCCTGCGCGTTGGCGTCGCCGGCCAGGGCCTCGGTCCTCTTCGCCTCCATCTTGTTGATGGCGGACATCACGCCGGACATTCCGAGCGGGCCCTTGGTGACTGCGGCTTGGAACTTCTGCGCGGTCTCCAACGAAGTCCCGAGGCCATCGGCCATGTCCCGGATTTCGCCGTTCATCCGCTCCAATCCCATGATGGCCTGACGGGCGGCGGACAGCGTGAACATGCCAGCGAAGGCAGCGCCAATGCCGCGCAACTCGCCTCCGATGTGTTTCCGCGCAGTCCTCCCAATGCCTACAAATGAACTCTCGGCTTTCTTCGCCCCGGCTTGGAACTCGGTTACGTCCAGCCCTAGCTTCATTAGCCAACGCCATACCATATCAGTTCCCCCTCGCTTTCTCGGCTTCCCACACCCTCACCTGTTCGATGAAGTTGCGGCGGGTTTCGGTTTCATACTCAGCTTGGTTGCGAGCCTCCAAGACCGCGGCCACAAGCTGCCCGACTTTGCGAGCCGGCATTGACGTGGCTTCGGTATAGGACAAGCCCAACTCGGACATGGCCATGGCGATTTGATTCACCCACCACGGGGCAGCGATTTCGCTGCGGGATTGGCTCCCGGCGGATGTGGTAATGATCCGCGACGGGGATTTGATGCACTCGGCAAACCACGCGCAGAAAGTTTCCGCCACCTCATCCCAATCGGAGACGCGGCACAGTTTAGGCCAGAGCCAGAATATCAGCGGCGTGAACCTAGACCGCAGAGCCTTGCGGGATGTCTCTGCGGGCCATGCGAGGATGAACACCGCGGTTGCCACGTCACCGGGCGCAACCTCACCACCGCAGACCAGAGGGGATCCAACGTCGGCGAGCAACTCCACGTGCCCGAGCGTCACCTGGGGAGGCAGGGTGAGGCCAAGGCAGCGCAAAGACTCGTCGTATTGGATCCAATCGGGGTGCATCAGTTCACGGTCGCGGCAGCGGTTGCGGCAATGCTGGGGTAGCGGCGGCAGGTAATTGAAACAGTCGAGAACCCGTCAGAGGCAAAGCGGACGGATCCGCCACCCTCATAGATCCAGCGCGGGCTTGCGCCGTTGATAGCGTCGGCAAATGAGCCTGCCGCGATGGTGTTTGCGCCGGTAATCACCAGCGTTGAACCCAAGGCTGGCAATCGGGCTGACGCTTCAGCGTTGGCCAGCGATGAGCCTGCCGGCATAAGCTCAAATGTGGCTTCCAGAAACTCGCCGAACGTCGCCGATGCATCGATGTTTCCAGACCCGTCGCTTGCTTGGACGGATGAAGCGTTATGTGTCAGGTCATAGTTGCTGACGGTTGGCATCACATAACCAGAGACAGGCGTGTTGCTGGCGTCTGCAAGCGTGAACGTGACCGCGGTTGTGGTCCTCTTTGTTCCGAAGATCTTGGTTCCGTGCGTAGTGTTTGGCATGATTTACTCCCCTGCTTTTGCGTTGATGAAAAGTGTGAAAGAAATGCTGTAGATCCAGAGCCGGCCAACACGCTCCTTGCGTTGCGTGACTGCGGTCCGGTGCTCGGCGACAAGCACGTCGCCAGCGGAAACCCAAGCCGGCCAGTCGACCCCGCTGATTAGGTCAGCAACCTGCGCGGCCTGTGTGGTGTGAGCCTCGGCGGTCGTGTCGTCTGCGGAGTGCCTGACTTGCACCTCGCATTCGACCTCATAGGTTTGTAGCTCCGTGTGGATTTGTTGCGCGGATGAGGCTTCGCAGATAATGCACGGGAGCGGAGTTCCGCGGGCCGCTTCGTCGGTGTCGTCCTCGGCGAATACTGGCGCGGTGCCGGCTTTGATTGAGGCCAGCCAGTCGTACGCCTGCGCAACGAACGCGTCGCGCATGGCCTGCTCTGTGTGGAGAATCGGATTCACGCCAGCGCCTCCGTGGTTTCAATAGCCTCGTCCTCGGTGAGCGCAAGACCGTCAACTAAGCCAAGGTCAACAGCATCAGTCCCCATTACGTCGCGCCCATCCATGGCCTCGGGATCGATCATTGGCCTATAGGTCAGCACGAAATCCGCGAACGTCTCGCCAATGCGGTCAATGCGGGATTGGATGAATGCCCGTTGCTCTGGGGTGAGTGGGGTTCCGCCAGCACCGGCGCCCTTGAGCGGTCCGCTGGCAATCACGTCGAGCTTCACGCCCATTCGCTCGTACATAGCCGTCAGGTCTGCCGTGACAACATAGGCGCCGATTGACCCAACAGACGCGGACGGCGCGGCGAGGATCATGTCAGCCGATGCGGCGAGCCAGTAGCCAGCGGAGCAAAGCAAGCCAGGAGTCCAAACGGTCACATGTTTGTCGATTGCGGCGATCCTAGAAGCGGCTTCTGGCGTGCCGTTGACCATTCCCCCAGGCGTGTCTAGGACAAGCAGTATCGAAGACACGGAAGGATCCTCGTCCATCTCCTCGACCTCCTCCGCTAGTTGGGTGGCATCCAGATAGCCCTCCCACCCATCGGACTCTCTGACGACGACGCCAGAGGCCCGAATGACGCCAACCTGCCGCCGCCCTCCACCGTAAGCCGGCATCCGCTCGCGCTCCACCTCGGCGCGGTCGTCAGTCATGGCATGAAGTCTGCGGGCGTCCTGAGCGCGGATTAGGAGGATGTCGTCTAGTTGGATCATTGGTCGTCCTCGTCAGGTTCAGGGGTTTCAGTCGGCTCCTCGGCGGGCACTTCTTCTGTCTTGCTGACGGATACCGTAGAGGCCGGTGTCAGGATTAGGCTTGGATCAACGCCCCTAGCCGCGCACTTGGCTTGCACCGCGGCGAGATAATCAATCTGCTGGTCCAACATGGATTCCCAGTCGCGACCACGGGAAGCGGCTTCGGCCTGGACAGAGGAAAAGCCCTTGTCCACCTCGCCCTTGGAAACCTCAAATTGATAGCGGGCGTCAGCGGTCAACTTAGACGCGCCCTGATACCGCCATTTATACCAGTCCGGCGACGAAGGAACCAAGCCAAGCTGCGTGGCAACAGAGATACGCCACCCGTCCATCCAGCGGCTTGTTGGGTACAGCGCAAACTCCCGGATTTTCTCCAGCGTCCGGTTGCATTTCTCGATGACGATCCGCATCGAAGCCCCGCCGACTTTGCTGGGGTCGAAGCTAAAGTCCACGGACCACCCCAAGCCAAACATGCAGTTGCGGACGATGGTCGCCATGAACGCCTGCTGGTTGGCGGATGGCCGGTCGAGCGTGATAGCCTCAATCTTTGCTCCGCTGTTGGCGCGAGCGTAAAGGTACTCGCCGCCAATCATCTCCTCGACGTGGACGCCGGTCTGGGCAGAGCAAGCCGTCTCTCCGTAGCCCCCCAGAATTGAACTGGCATCCTCGGGCGCCTCGCCGGTTTCGTTGTGCTCAAGAAACGTAAGAGACGCGGCCTTTTTCTGGGCCATCAACTCAAACTTCTGCGCGTCGTCCCAGTCCTGCCAATGGATCGCGGATGAGGCTAGAGCCGGAATCCCGCGGACCTGATCGGAGTAGTCCGGGATATAGATCAATCGCAGGTCCCGGGCGCTGTATTGGACCGGGTTCCGGCCTTGGTCGTCCGTCACCTGATAGGCAATCGGGCGCCCGAACTCGTTTAGGATTACCCCGTCAACGATTGTGGCGCCGTCGTACACCCCGCCAACGACTACGGTCGCGTTGGTCTCGGATCGTATTCGATGCGCGGGAATGAGTTGGAACTGGGGATACTCAGACTCAGGAAGGCGAACCAGCAACACCCCAACATCCCCGTCGCGGATGATGTGGAGAGCGATAAGGCGCCGGAGCATTTGCATGCTGTAGGTCTCACCAGACACGCAACAGATGCGGTCGTGGGTCTCCATCCAGATTTCAGCGGTCCGACCCCATTCGGAATCGTCGCCGTCAAATTGCGCGGCGAGGTTGCCAGCGGCGATGTCGGCAATCTCATTCACTGCCCCGCGGACGGGCAGGACATTTGCGTACAGCCATCGAGACAGGCTGAGGAGTTGAAGTCTGCCCCATGCAGGGTTGAGGCGCCAAGTGTCGCGGTCGTAGCCGGTGCGGGCAGTGCGTTGCCGGGTGCCTCGCGCAGCCTCTTGGATGGAGGCGGCGTATTGATTAGCTCCGCGGCGGTCGATGAAACGATATGGGGCGGACATCAGATTTGCCTTCCCATTACGGCGAATGTTTTACGAACCCTAGTCACCTCGTAGAGCGGATAGGTGTCCGGGTTGAGGCGGTGCAATGCCATCAGAAGGCACTCGATGCGGGTCCTTGCAGCCTCCCGGGCAAGGAAGCTCGCGTTCACGTCACCGGATCCAGACCCGACAATCTGAGCCCCGCGGGCAAGCTCCTCCTGCGCGTTTCGCAGCTCGGTAGCAAGCTCCGCTTCGGTCCATCCAATGAAGACATTCAGCCCCACACCTCCGGGCTAAATAGGACAAGGTCACTGCCCCGCCGTCATCGCCTTCGCGTTTGGAATCCCGCGGATCGTTGCCGCCAGCACCTGCATTTTTGCGCAGTCCCGGGCGTGGTTGTCGGCGCGTGTCTGGTGCCAATAATAGGACGGCGAGCCGTCGCTTTTGGTCTCCTTCCGTTTGACTTCGGAATGGAGCTGCAAGGCGTATTCCGCGCCCTCCTTCGTGTCCTCCTTCGGCTCCTTCCATTGGCCGGTGTCAATCATGCCTTGAAGACGGTCGGAGATAACATCCGACGAAAACCGCAGGGCGTTGCAGTATCGGCTTTGCGCGGACTTGGTTCCGATGTCTGGGTCAGCTTTGAATGGCGCGGACCATGGGCGTTGGATGGTGGTTTTCCGACCCGAAATCATCACAGGCTGCGTCCATGATTTTTGTGGAGTACCGGCGACAGCCATATAACCAAACTCCGCGGCGATGCTGTAGATCGCCCGGGATTCGCGTTGCCAGTTGGAGTCGATCAAAACGCCGGTTCCTCTGGCGCCTGCTGGAACTTTGTACTCCTGCCGAATGCGCTCCAACTCTGCCCGTCCGTTGACGTGACCCCAATACAGCCGGCGAGACTCCCCGCTCGCAGCCCATGCGCGGACCATGACCCAATAGTAATCAAGATCCTGCACGTCAACCGTCATGAACCTGACAACCTCGTCCTCCCATTCGGAGTCCACTGTGACCTCTGCTGTAGCAATGGTCTGATGGCCCTGCATGATCGTTGTCTGGCTCGCGAAGTCGGCGCGACGCTTCTGGATGAAATCAATCGTTGGCTCGTAGACGCCTGCGCGAGCCATGTTTCGCGCTCGCAACCACTCGTCAACGAGCGTACCCATCGAAACATCCGTCAATGCCTCCCATCGGTAGCCGACTTTGCGCGGATCCCCTTCCTTCGTGACCCTATACTCGCCTCCTTCGTTCCATCGGGCGCGGGTGGCGGCGGTGTCCGGGTGATCGTGTCCGCAGTGCGGGCAACGAAAGCGGGCCGTCCTTGAGGCTCCCAGGGCGTCCCATTGGCCATCGGGCAGTTTTATCTCGTCCCATATTACGTTGGTCCGCTCGCCGTCCTCGTTGCGACCGGAGAACGAAAGGAGCATTTGTTGACCGCACCCGGCGCAGGGGACATGCCACTCATGGATCGTTCCGTTGACCCATAGCGTGTGCCATTCCGTGTCTGGGAATCCGCCTTGGCTGATGGCGAGGAACTTGTTTGATTCAGTTTTCTCCGCGTCGCCCATACGCGCCCGGGCGTGGCCAACCCTGCCAGAGTTAAACTGCCAGCACTCATCAAGGATGACGGTCCTGTAACCTCGCGCTTGCAGGTTGGACAAGGAGGATCCGAAGACATGGAGAGGGTAGCCGTTGGAGAATTGAATCTGACTGTTCCGCGCCTTATGCCTGTCCGTGGGCATCAACGGCGCGATGCCTGGGCAGTTGGACAGCACGGGCATCAGCCTGCCCTCGCAATGAAGCTCCGCCTGCGGCTCTGTGGAGAACACCCACAGAACTGCCCCCGGATCGTTGACGATTGACCACGGAACGAAAAGGTCCGCAATCATCGTTTTGCCGGAGCGCGGCGGGGCGAGGATGTAGACCTCTCGCACTAGTTCAGACTTCAGCGATTGGAGCGGAGCGTAAAATTGCCTGCTCTGCTCAATGCGAAACTCTCGCCGGGACATCACTGCCGGCATGTGGAAATTGCCATCAGCCCACTCCCAGATTTCCCGCGTATCGGGCACCCAAGGGAGATCTTGCCATGCCTGCGCGAATGTCATCGGCGGGGTGCGGTTTCTTCGATTACGGCCTGCATCCGGGCAGCTATCACGCGTTCCATTTCTTTGCGCTCGTCGTGGAGGGCAGTGGTGGTGGCCTCGTCAAACAAGGCGTTGACTTTGCCTTCCTGCCCGTCTTTCAGCTTGAGGCTGATTTGCGCGATGGCAACAGGGTTTAGGCTCATGACAGGGAAGTTGTAGGCGACCTTGACACCCCTATGGATTGCGACGTTGCCATGGCCAACAAGTAATCCGTAATGCGCCAGCATCTTCATGAACGCGGCGTTTGGTGTTGTCCGCTCCACCTTGGATCCTTTTGCCGTCTTGGTGCCACCGGTCTGCGTGAAGTGCCCGTTGAACTTGCGGATCAGTTGCACGAAGCCGGATTTAAGGTAGCCGATTGAGCCAACGGTTGCGCGGCGGAATGAGCCAATTGCCTCCTTCATTTCCTTTCCGTAGAGGCCCTTCATTCCCGCCTTTCTTCGTCGCGCCTGAAGGATTAGGTGGTCGCGTCGAAGGAGCTTTGCCCGCGCAACTCGCTTGCCCTTCTTGTTTAACCTTGCCTCCCCAATCTGAGCGGAAAGGTAGGCGCGGATTTTCGCCCGCTGCTCCTGAACCCTGCGCGGAGGAAGCAAGGCAAAGATCCGCATCAGCAAGAAAGACATCTGCCGATTGGTGACATCGGCAAGAGTCTTCTTGGAAGCCAGCTGCATCTTGCGGCTGGCCACCATGTACTTCTTCGCCTCGTCCTGAAGAATCAGCTTCACGTAGTCACAGGCCCGCAACTCAACACCAACACGGATTGGCACGGGAGAACGCGGGTACTCATTACCCTATAGTCCGACCCTGCAAACGTCACCTTGCGCCCGACAACAGGCTTCCTCTGCCCATCGAGGTCAATGGTGTAAAGCTCGGAGTCCATCGTCAGGAGCGTGCTGTCAGCCGTGAGGACGGAGCGGAACTCCGACATGAGGCAATACAGTGTAAGCGTGACGGTTTCCTCCACGCCGCCCATTGCGATGTTGTTAGCCTCGGACAGAGTGGACGGGGTGCATGGGACGCTTCGCCCTTTCCATGTGAACACGGGCGAACCCATGATCCCGCGAAGGGATTTGTGCGCCGCCGTTGATGCGCCCGCGAGGTTCACGATGCAAGCTCTCGACGGGCCTCGTTTCGGTAGTCGTCAAAGCTCTTCTTCGACAGCGCCCAAACCTCGTCCCATTGCGCTTGGGTCGGGGATTGCGTGGCAAAGATAGTCTGGAACTTCTGAGCCACGTCGGGACCGTAGCGCAACAGGAGTTCTGCGATGATGATTGCGGTGTTCATTTGGTGGATTCCTGAACCAGCGTGATGAGATCAGAAGCGGCGGCGGAAAACTCTGGCGAGACGGTGCCGGAAAGGCGTTGGCCGGCTTCTGCCAGCTTCATCGCGGCGTTGTACTTCGTATAAGCTTGCAGGACCTTTCCGTCCAGCCTCAACAGGTCGGATTCACGCGTCCCCCTGTCGGCAGGCTTGAGCGCGGCAATAGCGGCCTCCTCGCGTGCTGCCCATAGGGAGTAAACCTGCATGGCCGTGTCCACGCTGGCGGCTGTCGTTGCGACAGAGCGGTAAGCGACGGTTTCCGGCGATGTCTTGCAGCCCGGGAGAATTGTAAGCGGCATGAGCATAAGCCCAATGCCGAGGATGATTTGAATGAGTCGTTTCATGAGTTTTGAATTGCGTTGGCGGATGTGAATAGAGCGTCAGCCTGTTCCGTTGTCCAACTAAGGATTTGAATCAGAGCGGCAATGAGTGGGTCGCCTCTGCGGATCTCCGTTTTGTACTCCCACCGGTTCATCGCCACGGCTTTCTGAGGCATCGGGAGCGCGGCAATAGCTGCCTCAATCTGCGCGGTATAGCCTGCAATCATGCACGCCTCGCGCAAGGCCCAGGTTTCGACCTTGGTGATTTGAGAAAAGGCCACCCGTACCGGCTCCACGTCCACCTGGTCAACGACCACCCAGACCTGCCTCGCCTCGCCGTCTTGGATTACGGGCGCAGCTTCGGCGCGTGTTTGAGCCTCAGAGATGGCGGGCTTTTCCGTTTCAACAAACGGGATCCAGTCGCCTCCGGGCGCGTCGTCGAAATCCTGCCGAATCAACTCATGCCCGTTTTTGATAAGCGAATATCTCATGCGAATGTTACCTCCTGCCATTCAATCCCAGCCGACCACCGAATGTTGGTCGCGGCCTCGCCTGTGACCTGTAGATCAAGCGCCCCGTTGGCTGTGTCTGCCGTGATGGCAAACGCCCACCCAACCGGCCACGCGCCAGCATTGGACCCGCGATCCGTGCCGATTGTGTCGATGGATGAAATCACAAGCGAAGCGTTGTTGACCCCTTTGAACCAGCTCACTTGCCTCCGAGCGGACGCCCATTTTGCACCTGTCGTGTTGGTGCGGGCGATCAGCTTGATTTCACAGACGCCGCAAGAGTTGTTGGGGACGACGACGCGGGCGGATGATCCGTCGAGGAACAGGTTGGCCGGCGTGGCGTCGGATGTGGCTCTGCGGGCGATTAGGCTGAGAGTTGTTTGACAATCTCCGTTCGCTGCAAACACTCCGCTCGCTGTCGATAGCTGACTGTAAAGGTATGATCTTGCATGATGTGCAAGTGCGACTCCAAAATTAGCTGTTACAGAACAATCCGACCCGATGGCAACGGAGCTTGTTGTATTGCCACTGCAGCGAGAACCGATGCTCACTGAACCGGATCCGGATGCCGTCGCGGAAAATCCTGCCCCAAAACTAGCTGTGCCAGATGCGGTTCCTTGGCTTCCAACATACACCGACGAAAGCCCAGTCGAAAATGCAGATTCACCTAAAGCGACAGAGTTTGTGCCAGACGCAACACAACCAGCACCTCCCGCTATCGAATCAGTCCCAGATGCCTGATTATTTCTCCCACCTAATACTGCAGAACGGGTACCGGAGGCGACCCGCGCTACTAAAGTCCTAGACATTTGCCAATCAACCGAATTGCTTCCGCGTTGATTCCCCCCAACGGTTGTACCGTCAGGCGTTTGCGCCGATATATACCCAGTGCCCGTTGGCCCAATCACCACCGACTCATCCGTTCCATCTGACCGCAACCTATTCAGCACCCGCCCGGAATAGGTCACCTGATCCAGCACGAACGCGGTGCATGTGACGGAACCAAGGCCAGTTGCGTTGCCTGAGTCGTCAATGACGAGCGCAGAGTTTTGCAGCGTCGCGCCGCCTGCGCCGTCCGCTCGCAAGACTGCGTTGTCCGTGGCGCCCGTGGATCCGCCGATGCCGGCCGTAATCCCCAAAGCCGTCTGCATCTGCGCGACCGTCAGGTCCAATGGATCCGCGCTGGATCCAGTGTTGTTGCCCTTGAACGTATTCGCTGGCATGTCTGCCAGCTTGGTGTTGCTGACGGCATTCGCGGCTATGGTCTGCGCTCCGTCGCCTACACTGGTAACGTCCCCGGAATGGTTTGGGTGGACGTATAGATTCGCCCCCGTCGCAATGCCGTCGAGCTTGGTAATCTGCGCGGCTGTGGCCAAGCCGTCTTGCGCGGCTGTAGCGTCTCGGATTTTGTCCGTGCCTCCAGTGACGTGGGTAGATGCGTGAGCGTCAGGAGCGCCACCACCTCCACCGCCGCCTGCAACAAACGCCTGCAACACCTGCACCTCCACCACGTTCTCCGTCACCGTGACGGGCCAGAGGCTATTGGTCGGATTTAGGCTTATGGTGTATGAACTCATGGAATCGTTGGCCCCCTTGAAACCTCAACCCGGAACGTCTTGGTCATCTTCGCGTCACCCGACTGGATCCAAGCGAAGTCAACCCAGTAGCATCCCGGCGCCCAGTCGTCAGTTGCCGAGGATGGCGCGGTGAATGTGAGCGTTGCGCTGGTGTCGCCAGCAACCACAACGGACGGGGTTGGGAACGTATAGATCAGCGCCCCGTTGTCCGTGCGGATCTCTGCCGCGCCGGTCATCCCAACCCACGAAACGTCGCCGGCAGGGAATTGAAGCACGACACTGAATTGCTCGCCGATCTTGGTGTACAAGACCCGATCCGAAACGCTCCTGCCGCTGGTGGTTAGTTGGCTCATTCGCGGCTCCTCACATGTCGCACGGCCTGATTCAACCCGACCGCCGCGGAGCCGCACAGAAAGCCCTCTACGGCGTTTTTAGGAGTCGCCCCTTGTAGGAGTGGCAGGATGATTGCGCCGGCCAATGGGAGGGCGACGGGAATGAGCCAGTCGGGGAAGTGCGGTATCCCCTTGAGGATCGACCCAAGCGCATTGCATAGGGCGGTCAAAAGACCGATGCCGCCGATTTCGTTCATGTCGTTCATGGGTTATGCTCCGGTATTCATCATGTTGTTGACCGCGGCGAGGTACATGGCCGGGATCATGATTGGGATCATGATCTGCGGGTGAAGCTGCTCCGGCGGAATGATCGGCGGTGGCCATTTCCACAGGCGCAAGCGCGGGCCGATTGTGTCCAGCCAATCAAGATCCGCGGTCGGAGACTCCATGCCATTGCGACGACGTTGGGAAATCTGGCAGAGCCGAAGCCATTCAGCATCTGTCAACGGTTGAGGAGGGGGAGGAACCATAGGTTAGGGGTTTGCAACCATTACTTCACGTTCACGGTTTCGGGGAGAGTGGGATTCCATCACGTCCATGCGTGATTCCAGTTTCCCGACCCGTTCGGCTACACGCTCGAATGAATCGACCTTGGCGCGGATGTGGCGCATTTCGCTGGCCATGTCGGCAAGGTGCCAAACCGATTTGAACCCGATTCCGCACATAGTCAGCAAGAGGGAGACGGTTGCGATTCCCATGCCCCAGCGTTTTGTGAAGTCGCTCATGTATTTAGTGAAGGTCAACCCAAGACCCCGCCGCGCGGACTTGGAGTTTGTCGGTGGTGGAGTTGTAAATCATGAGCCCGTTGGCCGGGGTGGAAATCAGGTCGCGCTCCGCTTCGGTGATGCGCGGGGGCAGTAGTCCCTTTGTCGTGCTTCGAACTTCCAACGCCGCGCTTCCGTGTGTGCCTCCTGAAATTCCATCGGGTGCGAGAAGCACGCCTAGGCCACTCTGAGGAAACTCGTAACGGTACGTGGTCCTTGCGTCATCAAAGAACCGAATTGATCCGCTGTTCACGGCTAGGCTCGCGGCCCCTGACGATGTTCCTTGCCGGTTGAGGATCAGGAACGGGGTAGAGTTTGAAGCGTACACCATCGCCTGATTGACGAGCATATGACCAGCACGGGCCATTGAAATACCATTAACGATGTCAAAGTTCGGGTGGAAGATTTGGATGTTCGATAGGTTTCCTTCAATCGTTTTCGTGGTCGATTTCTCGCGCACGGACAGGAAGGAAGACGACCCTCCTGATCCAAGCGCAGGCCCGTCCCCCACAATGTTTCCAAGCAGAACATCAAGATCGATGTTCTCGAATGAGCATTGAGAGAGTGGCGGCGAGATTCCGGACTGATTCGCCAACACAACATTGGTCGTTGATCCGGTGTGGCGAACGTCTGAGATGCGCCATTGATAAGGCTGTATTCCGTCGTCTGATACGGAGTTTAACGGCAGCATGTTCTCGGCCTTGTAGAGCCAGAACAAGGCAACCGTGTCCACGTTGGCGTCCACGTTCCGCATGCGTATGTGCTTACCTGTTCCGCGGGCGATTGCCCCAATCTGTCCGTATGAGGACGAGTTGTGCGCTTTGACATTGTTGACCGTTACCGATCGGGCGCGGACGAAAACAAATAGCCCACCCATTGTGCCGGTTGGGTACGTTGTCCCGGATTCGAGCGCGGCAGTTGAAAGCCCGCAGTCCACAGCCATCACGCCGTCCACGAGGATCTGGTTGTAACCCTGCTTGTCCTTATTGGTGTCCTGATCTAAGAGGTCATAGAAGCTGCCAACCTCCTCGCATCGGATGGCGTAGATATCACGGAAAACTGCCCCAATGATTGGGTAATCAGAATTTCCGTGAGTGTCGATTGCGGTTGTGCAATCAGTGGCAATCAACCCGTCAATCGTGACGTCGAAGACATCGAACTGGATCGTGACAGCCCTGCCACCGCCTGCGTTTGCCGGAGGGGACAGTGAAACAGCGGGCGCCCGGTAGCAGTTGCGGACGCGGGAGTTGAAGACGCGGACATTGCGCGACTTGTTGCTTCCTGTCGCTCGCCCGATTCCGATTCCGTTTGCGCCCTCGTATCCGCTGCAATCGATGGAGACATTGATGAAAGTCGCATTGGTGACGGAGTGGATGCGAAGCACTTGGTCGACGGCGGCGGACGGGCTTGGATCCAAAACAATCTCCGCGTCGCCCTGGAACTCGACGGTAAAATTGACGGCGAAAAACCACTCCACTTGGCTTCCCACCAGATAGCGGCCGGCGGGGACGATTAGGGTTCTGCCATCGGCGTCGTTGTTCTCGTCCTTGATGGCAGTGAAAGCGGCGTTGAGGATCGCCACGTCATCCGTCACACCATCACCCTTTGCGCCAAACTGCCGGACGTTCACGCGCCCGTTGTGGATAAGCCCCCAATAGCCCGATGCGCCAGCAAACCAAGTGCCGAGGTTGGTGGAGACGCCAGAAGGCAGGCTGTTGGTCCACCGATACAGGCCATGGCCACCGTCGCCGGCGGTGTGGTAGCCCTTGGTGGCAACGA